TCTCACAAGCGGCGACTTCGTGGACGTCTACGTTCAGGCAGGTACTTACGTGCTGGCCGATATCCATGTGGTCGGTGTTGAGACCGCCTCGGCCTTCACCCCGCTTGCGACCAACGTCGTCGTCAACGTCTGCGATTACTGAGGCGCCATGTGCTATGGTCTCAGCATGGCTGAGATCTACGCGCTTCTTGATCCTGAAACCCGCGAAATCCGTTACATTGGAAAGGCGAAGTCGGCGAAGCGGCGTTACGCGCAGCACTTGCGAGACGCGCGGCGCCTCATGCGGCCAGTGAACTGCTGGGTGCTTAGTCTCCTGAATGCAGAGAGCGTGCCCGAACTCACTGTTCTCGCCACTTGTAGTGACGCGGAGTGGGAAGAGTTTGAGCGAGCCGCGATTGCGACAGTACGGTCCTCTGGCGCTCGTCTGCTCAATCTCGCAGATGGCGGTTCGCATATCCCCGCGACTGTTGAGCAAAGGCGGAAATGCGCCGAGACCGCCACACGCAAACGCGCGTTGACGGAGCGTAGTCGCAAGATTTGGACTTTGAAGCGCAATCTCGCCGGAGCCCTGAAGAAGGGCCATGTGAACGAGAAGACCAAGGCTAAGATCCGTTCGCGCCCTGATATTTACGGCGCTCTCGTGGATCTCTGTTGAGGTGAACACAGGCGGTGCGTCCGCTGGAAGTGCCTCATGACCCTGACCGACAAACAAGCGCAGTTCGTTCAGGAATACCTGATCGATCTGAATGCCACTCAGGCCGCAATACGAGCCGGCTATAGCCCTGATACAGCCGAGCAGCAGGGCTGCCGCTTGTTAAGGAATGTTCAGGTTGGGAAGGCTGTAGCTGATGCCATGGCTCAGCGATCGGTTCGCACTCGCGTGACTGCCGATCGTGTTCTGACAGAGCTTGCGCGTATTGGGTTCGGTGACATTCGCAGCGTCGTTGCGTGGCGCGCCAACACGTCCGAGACTGGCAAGGAAGACGAGGACGGCGTTCCCGAGACGCGAGCGTTCAACGAGGTCGAACTGATCGGCAGTGACGAGATCGACCACGATGCCGCGGCGGCCATTGCGGAGATCAGCCAGGGCAAGGATGGTGCCCTGAAGATTAAGATGCACAACAAGGTTTCGGCGCTTCAGGAAATCGGGCGTCATCTTGGCATCGCGAGCCGCACTGAGGTATCTGGCCCAGACGGCGGTGCAATTCAGGTGGACGCCATCTCGGATCTGGATCGCGCCAAAGCGTTGGCTGCCATGATCGCGAAGACAAAGGCCTTGGCTCCCGGTGAGTGACGCCCTCGCTGACTTTGTTGCGATGTTCGCAGCGATGCCGGCGGCCGAGAAAGCGGAGTACGATAAGCTTCTCGCTCCCGAGCTGAACGCAAAATGGCTGGCCCTTCCTGGCCCGCAGACGCAGGCCGAGCAATCCAAGGCTGACCTGCTGCTGTATGGCGGCGCGGCCGGCGGCGGTAAGACCGATCTCGCGATTGGCCTCGCTCTCACGCAGCACCGACGCAGCGTCATCTTCCGCCGAGCCTACGTCGACCTTCGCGGCGTTGAGGAGCGCCTGTTAGAGATCCGAGGCACCCGCAACGGCTACAACGCCAGCGACATGGTGCTCAAGACCGAGGACGGGCGCCTCATTGAGTTCGGCGCGCTGGAGAAGCCCGGCGCCGAGATGTCTTGGCAGGGGCGGCCGCACGATCTGATCTGCTTCGACGAGGGCGCTCAGCTTCTCGAAAACAAAGTCCGGTTCGTGATGGGCTGGCTTCGGTCGGCGGAGGAAGGCCAGCGAACCCGCGTCGTCATCGCGTCCAACCCGCCGCTCGGTGCTGAAGGCGGATGGCTCGTCACATGGTTTGCGCCTTGGCTTGATCCGCTGTTCCCGAAGCCTGCCGCGAACGGTGAGCTTCGGTGGACGGTGACATTGCCTGATGGCACGCTGCGTTGGGTTGACGGGCCTGGTCAGTGGGTCATCGTCGGGGCGGATGAGGCAGAGGCGACGCCAGAGGACATCGAGGCTGGCAACGCGCTTGAGGCCACCAGCCGCACGTTCATCCCAGCGCGGCTGGATGACAATCCGTACCTGCGCGGCACTGGCTATCGCGCGAAACTCCAAGGGCTTCCCGAGCCGCTTCGGTCGCAGCTTCTGGCCGGCGACTTCCTCGCAGGCAAAGAAGACGCCGCTAACCAAGTCATCCCGACAGCTTGGATAGAGGCCGCACAAGCCCGCTGGGCGACCAGCAAGCCCATCAATGGCCGGATGCTCTCTCTCGGCGTTGACGTGGCTCAGGGCGGCCCTGACGAGACCGTGCTCTCGCCGCTTTATGGGGCATGGTTTGACAACCTCGTGAAGCGCAAGGGCGTAGACACGAAGGATGGCCCAGCGGTCGCGGCTTTGGTCATCGCCACGATGCGAGATCGCTGCAACGTCAACATCGACATGACCGGCGGCTGGGGGGGCTCAGCCCGTGACCACCTTATCGCTCAGGGCATCAAGGCAGACGGCGTCGTGTTCTCGGCCGGCAGCAACGGTCGGACCAAGGATGGGGCGCTGAACTTCCTCAACCTGCGCACCGAACTGTGGTGGATGTTCCGCGAGGCGCTTGACCCGGAAAGCCGGGAAGGCGTCGCACTTCCGCCGGATCGTCGTTTGGCCGCGCAACTCGCAGCCCCGACATGGAAGCTCCGAGGCGAGAACATCGTCATTGAGAGCAAGGACGAGATCCGAAAGCGCCTTGGATCGTCGACCGATGATGCCGACGCGGTGATCCTCGCCTGGCACAAGCGCGAGCGGATCGTTGAGACCTTCCGGCCGAGAGAGCGGAGAGACATCGCATGAGCGCTGAAGACCGCGCGGCCCAGCCGCTCACGCCTGAGATGGTTGAGGCTGTCGTTCGCGTAGCTCGCGAGACGGCCCGCGAGGAAGTGCGCGCTGCGTTGGATGCCCGCAAGCAGGGCGTCGTCGACACTCGCTCGGCCGCCCAGCGCTCCCGCGACTACGAGGTGCCCGACCACATCGCTGGGGTGCCGGTCTAGCCTATGGCCCGCAAACCCGAGAAGATGGACGACACGCGCCTACAGGCGATCGTCGAGGACATGCTGGCCGATGCCGTGTCCTTCGACGATACTGAGCGCAAGGACCGGCGCGAGAAGAGCTTAGACTACACGGCTGGCCGCATGCCGGACCTCGTCTCGGGTGAGGATCAGTCGTCCGTCGTCAGTCAGGACATCGCAGACGCTAAGGCGCAGCTTCTGCCGAGCCTGATGCGCGTGTTCTGCGCCTCGGATCGCATCGGCATCTATGAGCCGCAGCAGCCTGAGGACGAGCCCTTCGCAGAGCAGGCGACCGACTACGCGAACTTCGTGTTCCTTCGCGAATGTAACGGCGAAAGCCTAATCCGCGATGTGATAGACGATGCCCTTGGTCTCGGGAACGGCATCATCAAGCATTGGTGGGACGACACGAAGGAGTATAAGGTCGAGACGCTGACGGGCTTGCCCGAAGATGCGTTCGTGGATCTGGTGTCGGACGATGATGTCGAGGTTCTGGAGTATTCTAAGTACCCCGATCCGAGCGCGGGAAGTCTCGGAGTTTTGGCGGGCGGGCTCGGCGGGGCAGTTGAGCCGGCAATTCAGTCGGGAATGGCAGGCGCGGCGAGCTTTGATCGAGAAGCAAGCTCTAATGGAGTTGGCGAGCAAGCCCCGCCTCCGGGTCCGATGGCCCCAGGAGCAATGGCAGCGGGAGCAGGAGTGGGTGGACTCGCATCTAGTCCTCTTCCCCCGCCGGACACGACAGGGCTACCTGAAGATCTCAGCGCCGCGCTAGACCCGCGTCTAGGCATTGGCGGCAACTTCCCGCCCGAGCCGCTTCCGCTCCCGCTTCTCCATGACGTCAAGATCCGCCGTGTCACGCGCAATGGCCGCATGCGGATCAGCGCCGTCGCGGATGAGGACTTCCTGATCGAAAGCAGCGCTACCGGCCTCAACGAGGACGAATGCCGCTTTTGCGCTCATCGTGAGACCCCGACCCGTTCGCAGCTCATTGAGCGCGGCTACGATCCCGACCTTGTGGACGAACTGGGTTCGGTGCACGAGGCCGCCGACACCAACACCCGTCGCCGCGGCACTTACACCAACCGCACGGATCAGAACGACGAGTTTGAGGATCGGGCCGGCGAGCGCGTCGAAGTCTATGAGTGCTACGCGCTTCTCGATGTCGACGGTGACGGCATCACAGAGTGGCACCAGATCATCATGGGCGGCTCGTCCGGCTCGCAGAAGCTTCTGCGCCAGACCGAATGGGGCGGCATGCTCCCGTTCACTGACATCGTGCCCGATCCGGTTCCGCACGTCTGGCGTGGCCGCTCGCTCTATGACCGTCTTCGCGATGTGCAGCGGGTCAACACGGTTCTCTACCGCAAGATGCTGGACAACCTCTACCAGACGGTAGAGCCGGGCCGTGCGGTCAACATGCAGTTGATCGAAAACCCTGACGCGATCTACGACTATCGTCTCGGGCAGACGATCCGTACCAAGGGCGATCCGAACACTATCATCAAGGATCTCGCCGTTCCGTTCGTGGCCAAAGAGGCCATGCCGATGATCGAAGAGATGCGGAAGGTCGCCGAGCGCCGGGTTGGCGTGGGCGAGCAGTCCTCCGGTCTCGATGGCGACGTGCTTCAGGGCCAAGTGGCAACCGCTGTAGCGGCCACACAGAGCGCCTCGGCGCTTCGCAAGGAGGATTACGCCCGGAACATCCAGATGGGCATGCGGCGGCTGTTCTCGGCCGTTCTAAAGCTCATTGTGGAGCATCAGGACCGCGAGCGCACCATCCGCCTGCGCAACAAGTGGGTTCCGATCGATCCGCGCGGCTGGAACGCCGACATGGACGTGACGGTGAATGTCGGTCTTGGCGCTGGCAACCGCGATCGTGATCTCGCGATGCTCCAGGGCATTAAGGGCGCGCAGGAGCAGATCATCGCCACGCAGGGCCTGGACAATGGCTGGGTCGGCCTGAAGGAATACGCGGCAACCCTGACGATGATGGTTGAGGCGGCCGGCGTGAAGAGCCCGGATCGTTTCTTCCCTGAGGTCACGGACCAGCTGCTTGCGGCGATGCAGCAGAAAGCCGCTGCGAAGGCCCAGCAGCCCGATCCGAAAGCCGCCGCGGCTCAGGCCCAACTCCAAATCGCGCAGCAGAAAGCGCAGATGGATGGCCAGATCGCACAGGGTCGTGCACAGGCCGAGATGGCGCTTCAGCAGGCCAAGGCGCAGGGCGAGGCTCAGCTTAACGCCGCCAAGATGCAGCAGCAGCAGGTCATCGCCGAGGCGAAGCTTCAGGCGGATATGCGGGTGCGTGAGGCCGAGGCGCAGCACGCCATGGATCTGGATCGGGCGAAGACTCAGACGCGGACCATGGAACTGCAACTCAAGGCGCAGATGGATGCGCAGATCGCGCAGGCGAAGTCCGACGCTCAGCTTGAGATCGAGCGCGTGAAGGCTCAGGCGCAGATGCAGTTGAAGGCTGAGGAGCTTCGCATGGAGTACGCGCTGAAGCAGCAGCAGTACGCCGCCGGTCTGGATCGGGGCACCAACTTGGAGTTCCCGGCATGAGCGACGACGCAATTCCTTTCAGAGCGGCATTGGAGAACTTGGCGGTCGGGGATGGTGTTTTGATGAAAACTCCCGTCACGCATTTCTGGGTTGAGTGTGAGCGTGCTGGAGTCTTATATTTTGAAGAATATGACTCAATTCAGAAAATCTCGGTTCGATCAACGACCAGAGGGCGTTCGTTTTTTCATTCGTTGCTAGTCTCAATGGCTAATCCGGACAGCATCTCATGAGCGCTGGCGCCAACCTCGGCATGAACCTCGCCACGAGCAAGACTGTGAGCGCGGATGGGTTCGACCCTGCGTTCTACCTGTCTATCCGGCCTGACGTGGCTGCGATGGGCATGGACCCGCTCCAGCACTATCTCCAGTACGGCATTAACGAGGGCGCATTCCCGAACGCTGAGGCGATGGCCGCTGCCAAGGGCGGTACGTCCAGTGGCGCGTCCGGCGGCCTGTCTGCGAAGGATCAGAAGAGCGTCGACGCCTACGCGAACAATCCCTACGGCTTCGATCCCAACTTCTATCTTGCCGAGCGTCCTGACGTCGCCAAGGCGAAGATGGACCCGCTCCAGCACTACCTGCAATACGGAATGGCTGAGGGCACACCGCGCAACGCCTACGTGGCTACGAATGGTCTGCCGGGCGCGAGCGCTGGTGGCGTTGCCCCGCCGCCGGCCACGGCTCCCACGCTGAACCCGAACGATCCGTCATCCTGGGCGGCATGGAGCGCTAAGGCCGCCGCGCAGACACAAGGTCTGAACCGGATGCCGAACGTTGCCCCGACCACCGACACGCTCAGCGCCGATCCGCTGGCCGTGAAGGCGCAGTTCTACCCCAAGGGCAACAACGCGGGCTATCAGTATTCTGGGATGGGCACGGCCCCGGCGGCAACTGATCCCCTGCAGCTCACGCCTGAGATGCTGGCCATGGTCAAGAACCTTGGGATGAAGCTCTGATGGCGCAGAGCGCAG